ATCGTTGGCGAGGCTGAATTTGCTTTCGGTTCGATACTGGCATTCAAATATCTTGTAAAGGATTGGAAGGTAGTAGATATGATTAAGTGATTTCAACATATGTTCAATCTTAGATTTGAAGCAAACCCACAAGCACAGCAAATAGTTATTGAACCTGCTGACCCATATCTTTACAGGCAAGATAATGCTCCGACAAGCATACCATTGGAGTTGAGGGATGGCTTTTACGCTATTCCGACAATAGATTCTACACAAGGATTGGATTTAGAACTTGGTGCCGAGTTGTTTAACGTGAACGATGTACCAAAAACAACAATATTTGAATACATAACAGATGGAGAAACGGAATCGCAGAGGGAACTTAACGAACCGATTAAGATATTTGGTTCACAATATGTACTTCCACAGGATAGATTCAACGAAGTTATTGAGCAGAGGGAAAATCCGTTCTTTGCAAAGACGATACATACCAATGATTCATCAATCCAAGGAACAACAGCCTTAGGATCGTTGCAGATTCCGCTGATTTACCCACAAAATTATCAGTTAGACCCGACAGCAACTGAAATAAATGCAGACATACAGCCAAGGATATTGTATTTTGTAGGATTCAGAGGACTACCATCGGATTCAAACGTAAAATATGACTTTACAGGTGGTGTTGAACTTGCTCCTCCGCTAAGTTTTATGGTAAAATATAATAATCCCTTAGATTTTAGCCTTAGTTTTGCGAATGAATATTACTTAGGGCAGAAAGCAGTAGGTTTGTTCGAAGCATTTTGGATGCAGGAGTATGCCAGGAAGCGCATCGGGAAGAGATTGGAGGCATATTACTTTTGGGATTTGTTAAGCATCAATGCTTTGTCCTTCCGAAACAAGATGCTGATTGATGGATTGGAGTGGGTACTGCAAAAGATTGATGGTTACAGCGCACAATCTGACAGCAGCACAAAGACTTGGTTGATATTGGAACAAGGCCCAACAGATGATGATGTATTATCGACAACATTTAGTAACATAATAGGAATTGTAAACCCATTAGGAGCATGATAAACTTTCAAAAAATACTTAAAGACCGAGGATATTACCAGGGTGCTATCGATGGCATTGTCGGGCCGCTTACACTTGCAGCAACAAAGGCTTGGATAGATGCCGAGATGAATATCAGAGGTTGGGTAAAACCAGTTAACGATCTCGTATGGATTAGAACAGACCAAAGCTTCGACAACAAGTTTTCGGACTATGTTGTCAGATTCAACAACAGAATTGCCGACATGATTATGCCATGTTCAACTACTCCTGGTGATTACATCGTATTCAATCCGCTCACGGTTGGTGGTATAACTGGAAGTGCAGTTGCCTGCGAACAGCAAGTAATAGCAAGTCATAAGTTCGTAACTGCTCCTGATTGGAAACATCTGTGGCTGAATGCACCATACTTTTTCCAGGCAGGTGCAATTGATATTTGGAGGGATAACACTAAGGACAGAAAGCTCGACAAAACGGTTAAGACTCGTGGTTGGTATGGAATAAACTTTCATAGAGGTGGCATAGGTCATGCAGTAGATACCTGGTCAGCAGGATGTCTTGTTGTTCCCGATGTTAGATGGTTTGAGGCAATAAAGATTTTCCAAAATAACCAATTGATTAACTTTACACTAATAGAACTATAATGGCAAAACAAATAGTACTAAGCATTGAGATTGATGGCTTATCGGACATAACAAAACAAGTTGTCGGTCTTGAGCAGCAGCTTGAAAGTCTGAATGCAGAATTAAAAAATACTGAGAAGGGCAGCGATGAATACATCAAGCTTCGCAATGCAGTTGCAGTAACCAAGGAAGAACTGAGCAAAGCAAAGAAGGAGCAGAAGGATTTTGTTAAGTCTGCTGAAGCGACAAAGCAAGCAGAAGGAAGTTACTATCAGTTGAACCAACAGCTTGTTGACCTTCGAAAGGCTTATAAAAATCTGTCAGCTGCTGAGCGTGATTCTGCCAAAGGTCAGGAAATGAAAATGAAGATTCAGGAACTTGATACTGAACTTAAAAAGATTGATGGGCAGATTGGGCAGTTCCAAAGAAATGTCGGTAACTATCCGAAGACCTTTGCGCTGATAAACCGTTCACTAATGCGGACCATACCAGGGTTCGAAGCATTCTCCGAACAGCTAAGGGATAGTGAAGGTAGAATGAATCTTTTCGGTAAGGCTTTAATCGGTGGTTTTGTAGCATTTCAAGCAGCAAAGTTTATCGGTCAAGCCATTAAGAGACTCGATGAGTTCATAACTAAGATTGAAGAAACAAAAACAACTGTTGCAGAGTTTTCGGGTGCTTATGGTGCAGACCTTGATAGTATCACGGCCAGTACAACAGCACTTGCTGAGACATTTGATGTAGATGCAAAGACGATATCTGAAGCAGCTGCAAAGTTAAGCAGTCAGTTAGGTATTGGATTTGAGGAAGCACTTGATAAACTTGGCGGTGTATTGGTTGAAGGTGGTATGGATGCCAATGAATACTTGAATACTATTTCGGAATATCCTTCAAGTTTTAAAGATGCTACTGGTGCAGTTACTGACTTTTCGGAGAAGAACAAAAACTTACTTGCAACAAATAAAGAACTTGCAGCAAGCCAGGTTGAAGTTGCCAATAAACTTTCGGGCGTAAGGGATACGTTTAAAACAACAGGTAAGCAGATTGAAACAGGATTGTTCCTGGTGTTGGCAAAGCTGATTGAAATCTTCAGACCAGTTGGCCAGGCGTTTTATAGCTTAGGTCAAGCGTTTGCTCCACTAATAAAATTATTTAAGTTTGGCGGTGAAGAATCATCTTCTTTTACAAAAATAATTGAGGTGCTTTTGTTCCCGATTCAAATGCTCGCTAATCAGTTAGTAATTATTGCTGATGGAATTTCATGGATGATTAAGGGATTTGTTGACTTTATAAATCAGTCACCATTTTTAAAATCAATATTTGAAACAATAGGAAACTTAATCGGACGAGTTTATGATGGATTGATAAACTTACCATCTGTCTTTTCAGGTGTTGTCGCTGCATTGAAACAACTCGGTACTAACTTTGTAAACTTTTTCCAAACATTGTACCTTGATGCTCAGATTGCAGCAAAAAGGATTCAAGGAGCATTCGGTGCCAATGTTCAAGCTGCCATTGATGATTTGAGAAAACAGCGTGATGCGGTGAATGCTGATAGCATGACCATGTTTGAAGCATTCAACAAGGCATACAATGAAAGCAAAAAGAAAGCTGATGAGCAGCGTGAGAAGGATGCCAAAGCAGCAGCAGCAAGAGTTAAGAAAGTTGATGTTGAAGCACAAAACGCACAACGCCAAGCAGCAGCAGAAGCAGCTAAAAAACTTGCTGAGGATCGTAAGAAATATGCTGAGGATGAAGAAAAACAAGCAAGAGCAAGAGCAGCGTTATTACTTGAACTGAATGTCAGACTCCAGGAAGAACTTGTTAAAAACATCAAGGACAACAGAGAACGTGAGTTGAAAGAACTTGAGTTAAGTACTCAGGCTCAACTTGATGCACTCAAAAAACAATACGATGAGTTAAAGCTCGCACAGCAAGAGCGTGAGAAAGAACTTGCAGCGACATTTGGCAAAGCATCTAAAGAACTTTTAAAAGCACAAGAGGAGAATGCAAAACAACTTGAGGAAGTCAAAAAAGTACAGGCACAGATTGAAGCTCAGATTGAGCAGAACAAGGTCAATAAGCAGAAGGAGATTAACGATACGTATCGCAAGGAAGAGATTGAGGATGCAGAAAAGAACATCGAGAAGCTGAAAGAACTGCGAGACAGACAGATGTTTGATGAACTCAGCTACATTGATGAGGTGAACAATATGCGTGAACTCGCAAACGAAGAAACGCTGAATAAACTCTTGATGAATGAGAAAGATGCCAAAAAACGTGAGGCATTGATTCGTATTGCTGAAGAAAAGAAACTACTCGCTGAGATTGAAAAAATTAAAATACAGCAGCGTGCGGTTGACGATCAAGAAGCATTTTTGAAAGACCAGGCTGCCAAAGGTGTGCAGATTAAGCAAGAGGAGTTCGATGCAGTAAACAAGGCAAGGCAGGAACTAAACACAAAACTTTCTAAGGCTGAGTTGGATTATAAGGACAAGGTTAAAAAGAATGGTGAAGAAATCAAAGATGAAAGGATAAAGCAGCTTGAAGAAATTGCAAAATATATTCAACAAGGTCTTCAGTTTATTGACCAAATCTTATCTGTTATCAATGCCAGGGCAGAGAAGCAAGTTGAGGACCAGTTGAATCGCAGTAGTCAAAGGCAGGAGAAGCTGAATGAAGAACTTGAAAACGCCACAGGATTGCGCAAGCAGTTCCTTCAGCAGCAGTTGGATAATGAGATTGAGAATGAAAAGAAACTTGCAGCAGAGCAGGAAAGAATACAGCTACAAGCTGCAAAGAGGTCTAAGGCATTGGCAATTATTCAGTCCATCATCAACACAGCATTGGCAGTATCGACAGCATTCATTAAAGGTGGTCCAGTTGCTGCATTATTGGCAGGTGTTGCAGGTGCTGCTCAAACAGCTATAATTGCAGCACAGCCATTAGCGGATGGTGGTGCCGTTACTCCTGTTGCCTTACCTGATAGTGGTGGCAAGGTTGTAGGTGTGCAGAACATACCACAGACAAGCAAAGGTGACAATGTATTAGTTGCTGCAAGGGTAGGAGAAACCTTCCTAAATGCCAAACAAACAAAGATGTTAAGACCAGTACTGAGTGCTGCGAGGATACCAGGCTTTGCTGATGGTGGTTTGCTTGGTGCGCCAAATGTCGGTGGCATAGGTAATAGCACACTAAGAGCGTTTAATGACCGTACTGCTGCAATAAGTGGTCAAGTAATGGATAGCAAAGTATATTTGGTAACAGATGAGCTGCACAGAGATACAAGAGAAGGTGAGCGCATCAGAAAAAAGGTAACGCTACGATGAAAAACAATATAATTTTACTGCTCATTTTAGTTTTTGTAAGTTTGGTTGGTGTGCTGTTGTACTTGTTTTATGACAGCACTACCAATTTTCACAAGCAGTTGCTAAAAAATGAGCGCAATTTTAGAGATTCTGTATTGCAAAGTATTGTATCTTTGCAGAAAGATCGTGAGAAGTTAACTGATGAGATTGATACCTTAGAAAAAGTGCTATCCGATCAGACTGAGGATGTAAAGAAGCAGATTAGAAACATCAAAATAAATATCAATGTACCACCTGCACCGCCAATACCTTATCACAGCCTTAGCGATTCTGCTTTGGTTGCCAGGGTTCTCGCAAATTAAGCCACATCCCGATGGATTTATTGTCACTCGAACCTTTATGGAGTTGGTTGCTTCACGTTTTGACAGCTTGAAGCACTATAAGGCAGTAGTAAAAGAATCTGAGATTGTCCTGGACAGCTGTTATTCTACTTTGAGCAAATACCAAAGACTGAATATGATGCAGGATAGAAGATTGCAGACAATGGAACTTGAGATATCGGGTTATAAGCAGCTAATGGAAAGCTGTAATCGGGATGCCATTGTACACAAAGACATACAGAAAAAACTAACAAAAGAGATTCGCAGAAAAAAGACCTGGAAGATTATTGGCATCAGTACCAGTACGGGATTTTTAGCAGCACTAATCTTATTAGCACTATGAAAAACAAAGCTTACAACATTCCCGAAGAGCATAGGGAAGAACTTATTCAATTAAAGGATTGGATGTTGGAACTACCAAGAGGATTACCGCAAGGTGATGACCGTACAAGGTATCTATTTGAGATTTACAACGAATATCTCTTCACATCCAATGTCATTATGGAAGACAACTGCTCATCATGCAGAGGTAAAGTATTCCGCAAGGTAATGGATGCAATTGAAACCTATGAATTTTATGGAATACATGGATAATATTAAGAGCGAGTTTGCCAAAAGACTGGCAGAGCGTTTAGAGCAGATGGATAACATAACTCCTGAAACGTTATCTGATATGCTTATCGAATCGGGCATCGTTTCTGAGCGTAGAGTTTTGCAGTATTGTGCCATCTGCGAGTTTTACGATAACATAGGGACCAAAACAAAAACGCAGACAATAAAAGAACTGTCTGCGAAATATTGTATCTCTGAGCGGATCCTGGTTGAACTTACAGGTCGGGAGCGGAGGTTTTTAGTTTAAGTTTTTTGAGTGCCCTTTGGTGAAGGTATTTAACTCCTTGCTGTGACATATTTAACTCAGTTGCCAGTTCCTGCCATGTTTTTGGAAAGGGAACAAGATAAACCTGGTGAATGATGTGCTGTTCCTTGTATGACAGCTGTTCCATCAGTATTTTGATACGGTCTGCCATATCTTTGTTCTCATAGTAGTCCAAAAAGTTATCATCAGAAGCATATTGCTTTTCGTATTCATCATCGTCTCCAATCTTTTCATCCATTGACTCTGTTGATGGCTTGTGAATAAAGTTTCTATAAACGCTATCGGTAATCTTTAGTTTATCTTTGATTTCCTCTTCTGAGTGGGTGTCAATTAGTTCAAGTATCTTTCTGTTGAAAATATTCTGTTGCTCCGATATTCTGATAACATTCCGAGTGTTACGAAGGTAAGACATTATGGCTTGCTGAATATACCATACAGCATAAGAGATAAACTTGAAGCCTTTGGTTGCATCGTATCTCTCAGATGCCTTAATCAATCCAATCATTCCTTCCTGGATTAAGTCTTTAAGGTCACTTGCTTTTCCTCCGTATTGCTTTGCGACACTTACAACAAAAAGCATACTATGTTTGACAAGTTGTTCGGGTGTTGCTGTAACTTCCTGCTCAGGTGTGAGTGGTTTATACTTTGCAGCTTCAGTTAAAAAGTTCTGAATGTTGTGCTGTGTGAACGATTTTTCTATTTGTATTGGTCTCATCTGTCGTACTTGTCAAGGTCATAAGTTTCAATTATATTTATAAGTGCTGTGGCATAGTGAGGAGCGGTGGCATATCCTGCTTTCTTCAATCCTCTTGCCCATCGTTTATAGTCAGTTCGTTTAAGTTTTGTGAGATGTCGGTATCTGGTAGAAACTAACAGCTTTGAGTGGTCACGATACGATCTCCAAGCTGACTTGTAAACAACAAACCTATCGGTCGGAGTATCATCACGGAACACAGCGTATTTTTCTTTCCTGCTGCGATGCCATTTCATTCCGAAGTGGTTGTTGTGTTTTCTGCTTAGGTCAGATCGGCCCGAGTTACTTTCGATGATACCCTGAGCCAAGGTTATGCTAACTGGAATGTTGTATAGTTCTGCTTCACGCTGTGCAGTCTTTAAAAAGCGTTTGATGTATTTTTCAACATGAGCAGGTTTTTGTTTGGCAGGTCTTCCAGATGGTGGGTTGCCTGGCGTTGCAAGTTTAAATGACAGCAATAGTGCTGCGAGTACGGTAACGATTAGAATGTTTCTCATTGGTAGTTAATTTTGATTGTTATAGTTTTGGTCTGATGCCTGGATGAGTTGTTCAGTTTCGATATCATAGGCATTGATAAAGTCTGCCAGGGTAAGTTTTTGTTTTCGGTCCATGTACATACGGAATAAAAACTCAACTGCTGTTTCTACTTCTTCATGTTCTTCGTTCATATAAATGGTTTGATTAAATTAAATACTTGCCTTGTTTCGTTTTCGGCATAAGTTACTATTTGTTCTTCATGTTCTAAATTCCAATTGTAAACTATCATTGCAGCATGAAACATTTCATGGTTAATAAGCAAGGGAGTTTCTAAATCCTCCGTACAGCGAGATAAATTTATACACACAAAGAACTTGTCTGAGTTTGGATAATAATTGCACCATCCTGCAATGTAAGCATCTTCAGTAGTATTTTGGTGTAGCATGCAGCTTTTATAGTTTAAGCCATGCAGTTCCATTTCACCTAAGTGCCAAAATATCATGCAAGGATTATAGCTTAGCAAAAGCGTGTAATTAGGTCGCGTTATTTCAATCATAATATTTAGTTTTTGTAGTCAGGACAAGGATTCGAACCTGTATATCTGGTACCCATTTTTACCGTTAGGTGTTAAACCCACTGACTTGTGCGTCTACCAATTCCGCCACCTGACTTTAAAATACGCGTTTTTGAATTATCCCTTGAACGCTAACAATGCCAACATACGATTTGGAATACCTATGTATTATCTTCGGTCCATGCAGGTGCACCTGCAGAGGGCTAATTTTTTTTATAAAACATTTATATCTATTTTTCCTGCTTCTAATCTTTCAGCTATCCACCTTGCAGTGTCATCGTGTCCAAGTTCGTGATATAAAATATTTAAAACTATTTGCTTTTTCTGTTGCTTTTCCATTTCGAGGGCGTGTTTAATTTCTTCTTTCCAAGTTTCCGTATGTTCGCCAAATATCTGCTGAACTAAATATTCTACTGCTGTCATTTCAAAGGTTTTATTTCCGTAATGGAGTCGTCAACAAAAAAGATTTTCAATGTGTCAGCACCGTTGAAATCCTGCTCAGGTGCTTTGTATTCCTGCTTCATCTCGCAGCGTAATAGTTGCCATACCAAGATTGACAAAACTATTACTGCTAAAATGTCCCTCATGACTTTGGAACAAAGTTTTTGAGCTGCTTTACCTCTTGTCTGGTCCTCCTACAGATAAAAGCGTCTTTGTGCGCCCTTTGCCAGGTAGCAATCATGTAGTCAGCCTCCATCTCAGTTTCGTAAACAAAAAGGATCCTGTAATATTCGCCAGCCTGTTCTACCTTTGCAGAGTCCAAAGTGCACATTGCGAGGTGCTCCGCTCTGATGTACTGCGGAGTGCGAGTAGAAAGGATTTGGATGCAGTAAACGGTGTCAGTTTGTTGAGCTGCTGCGCTGAATGACAGCATAAGGATAAAAAATAAAGTTCTCATGTTGTTGGTAGTTTTAAAAAGTGATTTATTTAAGTTGTTCGATTTTTCTGATGGCCCAGTTGATACCTTCATCTCCGCCCCAGGCATCCCACATAAGGCCTCCGCATCCTTCTTCGTATGAAACATTTTTGTTCTGTGCGTGTCTTACGAAGGCTGCCATACGTTTTACTGTTGTGAGGCTTATTGGTTCACGTTTAGCCAGTTGATTGGCTCGCATCCATCCTACAAGAGTGCCACAGTCATTCTTATTTCCGTTCTGTTCCTTCCAATCCAATGCACGTTTGGCATTGTCACTTGCTGCTTGTGGGTAGTCGGTGTAGCTATCTTCGTTAACTGGAGCAGATTTTTTGTTTTCGAACTTGACAGCACAGATGGCATATCGTTGTGACTGATCATAGTCGGCAATCATATTCTCATCCGACATACAGCGTTCAATGAACTTGTCGAATGATTCTCCAGGATTAGGTGTTGGAATGGGCATAGATTAGTAAATTTGGAACGTATTTGATAATTGATGAGTAAATCTCATCTTGATTAACTTGTAATATCTCATGTCTTGATACAAAATTATAATTCATTCCGATAACTCCAAAATAAACATCGAACTTTTCGGGATTTATTTTGCATCTGTGGACATAAACTTTGTTTGTATTTGCACCTGCTAACCAGGTATGACCAATGATCAGAAGGTTGTCGCTGACCTGTACTGTCTCAACGAAGAAATGTTTTCTGTAAATTGCTGCTAAATCTCTCATGATGGTAGTTTTTTGATGTGTTATAAATCGATTGCATTACAAAAGTAGTAATAATATTTTATTACACAAATATAAAAGACATTTTTTTGCACTAAAATGATAATATTTTTCTATTATAATTGTGCAAATTCATTTTTTGATATGTATAAATTCAAAGCAGAAGCAGCTGAAATGACGATTAACGGTGAGATTGACGCTTTTTATGGCGAAAATCTTCGTTACATTGACTATGACCTGCAAGATGCAAAAGATATAAAGATTTTTCTGAACTCAGGTGGCGGACAAGTTACCGAGGGTTTTGCCATTGCTGACCGTTTACGCAGGCACGGACAAAACAACAATGTTTCTGTGACCGTTTGTGGCCTCTGTGCATCCATTGCAACAATGATTCACGCAGCAGGCAGTACAGGCAGCAGAAAGATGACAGCCAATTCTTTCTATATGATACATAACACCGCTGTCTTTGCGGAGGGCGGATCTAAGACACTTCGCAGTTTAGCCGATACACTTGATTCAATGTCAGACCGTATTGCTGAAAACTATGTTGATGTTATCGAATCCAATAGCAAGCTGATAAATGGTACCCGTGAGCAGACCAAAGCGCAGGTTATTCAATGGATGGATAAAGAAACGTGGTTCTCAGCTCAACAGGCTTATGAGGTCGGCCTCATAGATGGTATTGAGTCAGCCTCAACATATATTACTCCTGAGTCCGCTCCGAGTATCAAAAATCAAATTCGTAACTGTGTAAATGTTCCTACTGAACTTATGGCAGAACTTGACAATAACATCACAGCTGAAGAAAAATCTTTCTTCACAAAATTCTTGGCGTTTTTGGGTTTTGCGCCAAAGCCTGCTGTTGCAGAAGAAAAACCCGAAGAAATAATTCAAAACAATATTCAAAACATTGAAACAATGACTGAAGAACAAATGATCGAAGCTCTTAAGGCTGCTGGATATACAGTTGAACTCGAAGCACCTGAAGAGGAAGTAATGGTCGAAGAAGAAAAAACAATGACACATGAAGAAATGATGTCTGCACTTGAAGCTAAAGGCATTAAAGTTAAAAAAGCTGAAGCCGAAGCTGTAAGCAATGAAATCAAAGCACTTCGTGAGGAAATTGCTCGCATCAAACAAGGCGAGAAGAAACCACAGGTTACTGCCAAAACAGAATCAAACGAAAATCTTAGCCGTAGAGAACGTGCATTGAAGAAATTCTCCGACAAAAACGAAGGAATGCTCGTTAATGCTGCGAAATCTCTCAAAAGCAAGTTGAACGGAGAATAATTTTATCTTAAAACAAATCCAAAAAATATAAAAATGGAGAAGAATTTCAAAAAGGCTGCCGTAAATCCGTTTGTTAAAGCAAACAGCGGTGGTATTATCCTTAAAGGAATGAACGTAGGTTATAGCACAGAAGCTCCTACATTCAACGTAGTTATCGCTGCTGGTGGTAACTCAGCAACTTTCACACTTAACTCAGATAACTTGGCTCAGTTTGAGTTCGTACGTTACAACATCACAGATTCAGCTGGCAATGGTAACGGTGCTGTTTATGCTTCAGGTACTGAAACTTTGAACATCACTACTGTTTCTAAAGCTTACAACGGTATCGGTCCTGATGCTTCAATCGAGATTGTTTACAAGTTGGTAGGACAAGAGCAAGTGCTTTCTTACAGCATCAATCTTGATTCTGCTTCTTTGGTTGCAGGTGTAACTGTAAACACAGCTGCTGCTCTTGACAGCGATGCAAGAGGTGCTTACTTGGTAATCGATGGAGTATCTTACAGCAGCGGTGCAACTGAAACAACTGTTGACATAGTTGATGCCATCGGTCTTGTTGGTTTCACTCTTGAAGCTAAGGTAAACAATCAAACCAATACTGGTGTAGTTGGTGCTGATGGTTCAGTAACAATCGTTGTAGATGGTGCGCTCAGTTCAGGTACTTATGTAGTAACTGTTAAAGTTACCAATGCTGGTCCTGAATACGGTAGCTTCCAAACAGCTTCATTAACAGTTTAATCTTTTCACTCAAAACAAAATTTCGAAAATGGAATCTTTAAATATCAAATTGAATGCGCAGGATGCTATCGACATCATGTTCGAACCTGTGTTCATTGACAAAGATATGATGAGCGACTTTGCCATCGTTAAAAATCTTTATGCAGGAGAATACAAAATCGGTCTTCTCGGTGCAATGAAAAACGTAACTGGTAAGCTCCAGGCTTGTTCACCTAAATACAAAGGTGTAAGCAACATGAGCGAGCGTACTTTGGTTGCTCAGTATGTTGAGGCTGGTACAAAAATGTGTTATGAGGAGTTCATCAATACTCACTATGACCTACTTGCTCCGCTTTACACTACTGCCAAAGGTAATCCTGATTTAACTATCCTTCTTAACTTGCTTACTAAGCAGTTAGGTGATGGTATCAAATCTGACGTACAACGTGTTGCTTGGTTCGGTGATGTTGCTTCTGCTGATGACAATCTCAACTGGGCAGATGGTATCTTCAAATACCTTGACCAATTGGTTTTGGCTAACACAGTTGGTGCTTACACTAACTCAAATCAAGGTACTACCTTGACAAACCAACAGGCTTATGAGCTTCTTCAGGATGTTGTGAACGCTGCTCCTGCTGCTCTTAAAACTATGCCTGCATCTGAGAAGATTATTCACATCAACGGTCTTCTTTGGGATCAGGTTCTAACTTACCTTGAAGACAATGCAGTAAGTAATGGTTTCATCAAAGTATTCGAAGATGATTTGAACAAAATCGTAGGTACTTACAGAGGCATCAAAATCAAGGCTCATTACGAGTGGGATGAAATCTCTCAGGAGTATTTCGGATTGACTGACCAGAACAAAGTTGTTTACACTCACAAGTCAAACATCGTTGTAGGTACTGACCTTAGACCTGATGCAACTGGTGGAGCTTCTTTCTTCAAAGTTTATCAGAATCCTGAAACTGACGAAATCACTCTTCGTGCTAAGTTTGTGTTCAACACCAACTATGTATGGCCTGAGTTGTTCTCAGTAGGTCTATAAGAATGAATAAGGGCAGTTTAACCGCTGCCCTATTTTAAAATTTAATAATTCAAAAAATATTATGGCAATTACTTCAGGTTTAACTACTAATTGCGCAAAATCTTGTGCAGGTGGTGTTAAAAGACTTTGGATAGCAAATTTCGAAGACGTAGATTCTATCACTTTTGATGGTACTGAGCAAATCACAGGCATTACTATGGTTGCTACAAAGGTATTCTACGAAATAGAATTAAAGCGTAACAGCAAATCATTCACAGAGCAGTTCAATGTTTCTGATGATGGTTGTAACAACTCACTCACACAAACATTCAGCGGTAACGGTCAATGCCGTGACCAGGATACAAGAAACTTCTTGGTATCTGCTGCAAAACAATCTTGCTGCGGTATCATCGTTGCTCACGAAGAAAACAACGGACAAGTAGTAGTTTGGGGATTCTTCTCTGATCTCAATGCTCGTCTTGGTGCAGGTACTCAAATCACTACTGGTACTAACTTGACTGACCCATCTCAAATCACTTTGGAGCTTATCTGTGATACAATCGTAGATGGTGCTGCTACTGTGTTCACTCCTGGTGCTGCTGGTATCATCGCACTTACTTAGTCTTAGCGTTTTTCATACGGTTTTTGGTTAAATTAGGAGGTATCCAAATCTAAGGCGGTGTAAAAGCCGCCTTTTTTAAAATGTTAAGCTATGATAAAAGTTAAAGACTATTGCAAAGACTATAATGTACCATTCAAGGGTAAAACTCTTGGTACATTGGAAGGTGATGACCTTAAAAAATACATCAAAGCATACCTGGACAGCAAATATCCTGAACAGCTTCTTAAATATTTTGAAAATACAATGCAGGAATTAAAGGATTTTACCTTAGATTTACCTGCTAAGAAAATCAAAAAACCAAAATCAGAAGCTGAACAGACAGAAAGCGAAGAGTAATGAGTAAGAAAAACAAGCCAAGTAATTTATTTAGTATGCAAATAGGACAGCCTGCGGATCAGATTGTGCTGCCTAAAGACTTGTACTACGAAAATTCAGACCCGACAAGAGCGTTGTTTGGCCTGTTTGACTATCTTCCATTTGTCCGTGAGGGTGAACTGGAGCAGATTATTGCTCTGATTAATAATTCTCCAACAGCTAAGTCAATCTGTAATAAGGTTGCCTATTTTACTGTTGGTGAAGGCTTCTATATTCGAAAGGAAAAATCAGTCCTCGGTGAAAAATCAGCACAGATTCTAACACCAGAACAGAAATCAAAACTTTGGGCAATCCTAAGCAGGCAGAATAGTGATGGTGAAACGATATTGGATGTGTGTAAGAAAGCTGCGTTTGATTATACTGCAATTGGTAATGCCTTCACTCAGCTCGATGTGGTACAGGGTTTTGTTTTCGCTTCACATCAGAATATTAACTTTGTTCGACCATTCCGCAGCACCGACCTTAAAACCCGTTTTTTTGGCGTATCTGCCGATTGGGCCATACTACCTTATGCAGGAAGAAGCAGAGGATATGAGAAATTTGAATTGAGTAGTGTTCCTGCAACAGTAAAAGATATTGCAGCATATCCAAGATGGACCGATGAACTTGACAGCTTACTTGAGTCAGAATATGGTCAAGGTGCTAATCTGGCAGAGTTGTACGGCTATGACAAGTCTTCAATGTTGCAGCTCAAGCAATATAGTCCGCTGATGTATCAATGGGGTGTACCAAACTGGATTGGTGCGAAACACTTTGTAGAACTTGAATACCGTATTGCTAAGTTTAACGTATCAAAATTCCGTAACGGTCTGACAACATCAGGACTTTTGCAACTCTTTGGTGACCTTACTCCTGAACAGCAGAAAGATTACCAGGAAGCCTTTATGCAGAAGATGACCGATACAGGCAATGACTTTAAAGTAATCTTCCAAATCCTTGAAAATCCTGACTTGAAAGCTAACTGGGTACCATTTGAGCAGTCTTATAGTGGTTACTTTATGGAGCTTTCCAATATTGCCAAGGACAGAATCGCAACTGGCTTTGAAATTCCACTAAGTTTAGTGCAGGCAACACCAGGACAGCTTGGTAATAACCAACAAATCCGTGCTGAGTTCGAAATCTTGTATAGAACAAAGATTTATGATATGCAGCAAGCCATCCTCAGAGGCATTGTGAAGCCATATTTGGATACGGTTGCAGAAACGGAAGGGATTGAGTTTTTAAAGGGCGTAGAACTTGATTTTATTAACATCGTACCGGT